TTCATATATCTGGAATATCTGGAATAAAACGCGTCAATTATGAAAAAGTTGAATATGATGCATCAAGAATGGCCAAATTACAATTGGAAGGTCGTTCTATTCCTAAATCTGAATGGTCTTTGTATACAACAGGAAATAATTTTTATGGTGTATTGGGAATTAAGGGGATTGATTCCCAACGTACGATATCAAATGACGTTCGTGAAATTTGTGAAGTGTTGGGTATAGAAGCGGCAAAAACATTTTATGTAGAAGAATTTACAAAAGTAGTAAATGGAAGCGGGATTAGTGTAAACATGGTACATATTAATACTCTTGTTGACAGAATGACATATACCGGTGAAATTCGGGCAATTTCGCGTTTTGGTACAGAAGTATCGCAGAGTAATCCATTTACGAGAATTTCATTTGAGGAACCACTTCCACAAGTTATCACTTCTGCCATATTCTCAGAATATGACCGATTAAACGGAATCAGTTCCAATATTGTATTGGGTAAAAAAATAAGTGCTGGAACGGGAATGGTGAAAATTATAAATAGGGAGGTCGACGATGATGAAAGTACCGAGGTCAATGATACCGATGACCAAAATTGGTGGAAACAAAATAATACACCGGTTGCTGCTACGTTCGTATCATAATCACTGGGCATATCACTGGATATAATGGATTTGTAAATTTGGTTATATAAATTATAACCAAATTTAGATGAAAGTGAAAATAATATAGGCATATATATACATTGTACTTTCGGTGATGACTATAATTCAACAATTTTTTAATGCTGCTAAAAATGGTAATATTGAAATTGTAGAGCTCTTATTAACGGATCCGCGTGTCGATCCCAGTGATATACATAATAATGCAATTCGATTAGCTGCAAAAAATGGACATCTTGAAGTTGTAAAGCTCTTATTAACGGATTCGCGTGTCGATCCCAGTGATATACATAATCTTGCAATTCGATTAGCTGCACTATATGGACATCTGGAAGTTGTAAAATTATTATTAACGGATCCGCGTGTCGATCCCAGTGATATACATAATAATGCAATTCGATTAGCTGCAAAAAATGGACATCTTGAAGTTGTAAAGCTCTTATTAAAAGATCCGCGTGTCGATCCCAGTGATGCTGATAATTATGCAATTGGATGGGCTGCAAATAATGAACATCTTGAAGTTGTAAAGCTCTTATTAACGGATTCGCGTGTCGATCCCAGTGATGCTGATAATTATGCAATTCTATGGGCTGCACAATGTGGACATCTTGAAGTTGTAAAATTATTATTAACGGATCCGCGCGTCGACTTCAGTAATTTTCATAATGATACATTAAAACTAAATGTCATATTATTATTGACTGTTGTTTAATAATTTTGTCCATATAAACAATTATAACATTTTATAACAATGATGATGAAATTGTTGAAATTGATCCGACAACATTGGATCAATTTACAATTGTACCTACTTTGAAAATCGAATCGTGCCTATCATTGTTACCAATCATAATGACATTTATTTATGACGCAGTTGTTGAAAAAACACCCCAAAATACTACATCAACCGGACCTCGTCCTCGGCTGGTTTAAATATATATCATGTTATATAGTAATATTATAAACTATATAACATATAAAATAAAACTCTAATGACTGGGCACTGCAACGCCCAATGATTAGAGATTTGAACCTATCAATGGGCGTAAACGGGCTGTTACAACATCTCCGTAAATTAGATGAATCGATTGTCAATAAAATGCCCCTTGATACTTTTTCAGGTAAAAAGGTAGCAGTTGATACTTCTATTTTCTTGTATAAATATTTATGTGTGTCTTTTCAAAGTGATGAACCTATGATTATGCATTTTTGGAGATTCGTTCGTGGACTTCAAAATAACGGATTACGTCCTGTTTTTATTTTTGATGGAACGCCTCCCGATCTCAAAAGTTCCACACATGCTGCCCGATCCGAACAACGACAAAAAACAAAAGCAAAAATTGCCGAATTAGAAGCATTTATAGCGGATCTCGAGTCCAATGTACAGATTGTGCCGCCTACAACTCCTTCATTTTTGAATTTGTCAGCTGGTATCTCTCGATCGGATCTATTGGAACTGTCCCGCGACAAACTAAAAAAATTAAATAGTCAGTGTATTAGTGTAAAGCCTTCCGATATCGACAATGTCAAAAAATTACTAGATTTGATGGGAGTTGGATGGTATATAGCAACCGGTGAAGCAGAGCGCACTTGTTCATGGTTGTGTGTACACAAATATGTAGATGCCGTTTTGACAACAGATTCCGATGTATTAGTGTATGGAGCTCCAACTTTTATCAAAAGTGTATCGGGTGGTGATTGTGAAGTTGTATTTTATGACGTTGTACTCGAATTATTGGATTTGACGCCGTCACAATTCCGTGATTTCTGTATTATGTGTGGTGTCGATTACAATAAACGCATCCCGAAAGTAGGACCCGTAAAATCCCTAAAATTGCTCGGGGAGTATACAGATTTGGATGGGATTGCGGCCAAAGGTATCGATACCAGTAATTTGTTATATCCGGAATGTAGGGCACTTTTTACATTGCCCGATCGCGAACTTATTGATTGCGCAATATCTGGATCAATGACGTTTGAAGTATCGATTGGTGATCCAAAATGGTCAGAACTCAGAGAATTCATGACTGAATGCGGTGTACAAGAATGGATTGTAAAAGATATCGGAATAAACGACGAAGATGAATACAAAAATAGATTTAATGTAGTGGTTGTAAAGGACGAACCTGCCGGAATCACTGGTCCGGTGAAATTATCGGATACTTCTCCCGAATCTCCTAAATCTGTAAAATCTACCCCAGAATCTCCAAAAAGTGACAATGACGACAATACCAGCTCAATCGATGAAGTAACCGATCAATTAGCAACAATAACCATCGAATAACTCAATTTTATTATTGTATTAATATTGAATCAATACAATAATTTTAATACAGTTGTTATACAAGCAACATCAGAATATTCATTTTTATGTTTTTAATATCGATATCTTGGATATTTGATGAAAATATACGCGGATCCGTTAATAAAAGCTTCACAATTTCAAGATTTCCATTCCTTACAGCCCATCGAATTGCATCATTATTACAATCATTGGGATCGACACGCGAATCATTTAATAAAAACTTCACAACTTCCAGATGTCCAAATTGTGCAGCAGCTCGAATGGCAAAATTACTATTAGCACTGGGATTGACACGCGGATCCGCCAATAAAAACTTCACAACTTCCAGATGTCCAAATTGTGCAGCCCATATAATTGCATAATTATAAAGATCACTGGGATCGACACGCGGATCCTTTAATAAAGCTTTTACAATTTCAAGATTTCCATTCCTTACAGCCCATCGAATTGCATCATTATTACAATCATTGGGATCGACACGCGAATCATTTAATAAAACTTTTACAATTTCCAGATTACCATTTTCTGCAGCCATTCGAATTGCAAAATTATTTTCATCACTGGGATCGACACGCGGATCCCCCAATAAGAGTTTTATTACTTCCAGATTTCCATCGCTTACAGCCTCAATAAATAGTTGTTGATTGTTGTCTGCCATTACTTCTATTGTGGTGTAACTATTTAATTTTTTTCACTTTTTCTCACAATTATTTAACACACAACATAAGAGTTTATTAACGTGACTATATTAAATTTATTTATAAATTTTGTAGTATCAATTGTAACGATCGCTACTATATTTGATAAAAATATACGCGACCCCCTATAATAAATTTATTTTTCATTTTGACACAATAATCGGTTTAATTTTAGTTTCATTCCTTTCTATTTCTGCTTTTGTTAATTTAGCGGACGCCAATTCTTTACAAATTGATGGCGCATCGAGGTGTGGTAAAATTGGTTCTGAATAAATGTACTTTTCACCAGCAACCACATCCAATTCAAATTCGGTCGGGAAAAATGACGCCAATATACCCGATTTTTGTAGTTTTGCGTATGTTTTAGGGAGTAAATCAGAATAAGCCGGTGGTACAATCATAAACAATTGTTGTAATGGCGTGAATGGATTACTTTGTTGTAATTCGATTGTCGTGGGCAATGTCGGTACCCGTCGCCGTATATATTCACACAAATCCGACGCAAACGGGGCACATCGATGTGAAAATGCATAATTCCAATCAACGCGCCCATTTATATAATATTGCATTGTGAAATTTAGACTCATTAAGTAATCTGTACACAATGTGTCTACGTTTTTTACTCCAAAATACCCATAAAATTGGCGTTTCCATGTAGCCGCATCTTTAAAATAATTTATTTTGTCAAATTTGTGATTATGTCGGGAATATTCAGGGTTAAATCGACTATAATACTCTTCGTGGTCATGGCGTGAAACTGCAATATCATGGGTCTCCATTTCAGATTCGCGATCAAATCGGTGAGCGGGGCGTTCTTTACGGATTCTGTGCATTTTTTTCTGTTGATCTTGTAATTTTTTTTGTTCAGTGGATGCAAGATCGGCGAGCAATGTAGCAAATACATAAAAATTGATAGAACCGTCGAGATTAACAATCCAAGATTGGGAATCCGATGATTTTATGCGGTTGTAACTTTTACTCAATGACCGCATTTGATCTTTTCGCATTGCTAAATATGAAATGGGGGTCACAAAATCATTTCCTTCAAGTGCAGTCAAAAATACATAATCTAAAACGGATCGGATGTCGCTATCGCTGTTAGTTGTAATGGACAATACATCACCATTTAAAATAGCTTTTTTGGTTTCATGTATGTCTACATAAATAAAATCCGAATTTGGATATTTTTCGCGTTCTAATTCGCTCATTGGGGGTCTAATTACGCGCAATCCGGTTCCCTTGCATATTGAAATCAACAATACAATAACATCAGCATCCGGACTGTAAACTGTATCCACGTGGGTGCTGCCGGAACTTTTTAACAAATCCATATATTTATGTTCACCTTCTCCGGGAATTCGTGTATCACTCAATATAAATTCGATTGGGGTGTCGGTTTTTGAGAGATGCTTGCTAAATTTCCCGGAACGGATTGCACATTCAATATGTTTGGACATTTTCGCCATAAATTTGGTTCCTGGGGATATTTTGATTTTGTTAAAGGAGGGGCAGGAATTATTGGTGCTTTCGGATGCACTTTTAAATCGACGACCTCGTGATTGTACCATTTTTGCAAGTGGGACAGTTCCATCAAATGCAATATATACCATTTTTTTTGGACGCACAACACTACATATCAGTTTTTGTAAATATTGAACTGTATATTTTACAACTAAATTATCAATTTGGATAGTTGTTTTTGTCTGATAATCGGATTCACTAATTTTACCCAATTGTCCGTAAATAATGGAATTGAAATCGATAAACAATCGATCAGTGTCGACATTTTTTCGCCAATAATGCGCAGATGGGTGATTTTGGAGAATTGTTCGAAAATATGAAGGGATACCCATGATTTTGTGCGGTTGATATTGTATGTGGACAATTGAAAATAGATCACTTTGTCACTGTTAGCGTAATGCAGCTCTTCTAATGAAATTTTCGAGATTATCTTCTCGTACCCAATATGGCACTTCTATTAATTTTATACCGTATTCTCGGCATTTTTTACGTTTCCAGTCATCTCTATGGACTTGTGCATAAAATTGTTGTTTGTTTCTGTGGAAATATTTGGTGTATTTGTAATGCTGCTGTCCATTGTATTCAAGTGCTATCCGTAGTTCCGGATTATAACAATCGAGTTCGAGATTTTTCCCCGTGCGCGGATTTTTAAGAAAATCGGGGCGCACCGATGGAAATGGTCTTCCATACATTCTTTCTATTATAGATCTGCATATTTCTTCTGTTTTATTATATCGAGGACCTCTTCGACCCCGTGGGCCGTGATGTCGTTGACGTTTTACACCAAAGATCCAATTATAAGCAGAATTACCAACCGATTCTACTGCGTCAGTATCCAATTCTACAGGTTTCCTATTAATACGCATAATAAACCAAAATCCAAATAATAACAATCCAATTAAAA